CCTAAGAATATAATCTATAGTCTGCCCAGATTGTGCCAATCGCTGGGTAGCAAATACTTTATCATCTTGCATTGACATGGCTCGAACGTAAACCTTACCGTCCGGCAATGCGCCTCCATAATACAACCCCAAACTTGGTAGGGTTACTTCCTCCCACGGAATTAATTCCTCCTTGCTAGTTTGAATTTTATCAAATATCTGCTGCGGCGTCAACGCGCCAGGCGGCAATGCGATTTTGGGAGCATTCACTGGAGCCAGTGGGTCGACAGGGATTTCTTTTTCATTGGCCATTGGTTTACCTTTACCATTAACGTGCACAATGTGTCGAAATTATTTACCACACCAATTCTAAAACATCGTAGGAACCTGCCTGGTTCGCGGCGGAATTGCCATTGGCGGAACCACCACCGGCGTTAATGCCGTTGCTGGTGTTGCGGATGGTATACCATTATCGCCAGTTAATATGGCCCAATCATATGCCAATGTTATGGTTACCATATGCATGTCGCTGCTAACATATGTTAAATCAGCCCACGATATAGACTTTACCCAGCTATTTACTAACGTCCACCTAAAAGCTTCAATTGCATCCGCTATATAGACATTAATGACGGATTCAAATTTATATTCAACCGCTGGTTTGACGCCATATGCCGGAGTCCAAACTTTACTTTTTAAATTATCCAAATATAAATATAATCCAAACGTATCATAATATGTTATCTTCACATCTGACCATGTTATACCCTTAGCATACTTATATTTAGTACTTGGTGATTGATAAATTTCCTCGTCAATGGTATACTCTGGCAATGTACAATCTCTAAGATAAACCTTACGCAACATATCCATATTCATTGTTTGTTGATTACTGGCCGTACTGACATCAAATGGTATTTGTGACACATCCCATGTATATGTATATATGGCGTCATATCCTTCGGTCAAAGGCGGCATCAATCGCCAATCGCGCATGCCATCGCCAAAATTGGCTGGGCCGTGAGGTATATCCCTATCAGTACCTATATGAAACCCTGGCATAAACACCTCAAAAAGCAGTAAAATTAGCTATATTCCGCTGATGCTCAACTTCAATCAAATCCTCAACTTCCTTATTTTTTACAGTTTCATGTATTGACCACGTTGACCTAGGATTTTCAGGCTTAATCGACCATTCAATGGCCCAATCATATGATAAAGTGACAACAACGCTTGATAATTCACTGCTCGTATAATTTAATTCTGACGGCTCAATCTTAATGGGCCATGCGCCAAATAACTTATAATAATAATAACTGTCACCCTCGCCATCTAGCAAATCAACTCTAACATGTTTCTTATACCCACCACCAACTATGTCTATGCTCTTTTTGTTCCGCTGTAAAATATAATTATAACCATTCACTATCTTGTCAAACCAAGTACTCAACGTACCAGTCAAAGGGCATCCACTAGAAGTTTGGTTAACATTAGCTAGGCCAGCATTATACATGGGCTCATAATATTTTATTGTTATAGGGCTCCATCTGACCTTGCCAGGAAGATATATTTCTTGCTGCTGTTGATGCACTACAATTTTATCTAACTCAAATGATGGTCTAGTCACTGATTGCACAAAGAAGCTAAACATATCGTTAACGAGAGATTCAGTTGACAACCCAAATATAGTGATGCGCCATCGGTGCGATCTAACAATTTCCGTACGGTTAGACGGACCTTTATCTATCTCGTCATTAGTTATGCTAAAACCGGGCATATTTACTTGGAAACGCCAACGGTCTGATCGCGTTCAGCACGATCATACCGCAGCTTAACCTCAATCGTCTGAATCTCATTATTCGTGTAGTCCAAAGCCTGCCAGTTCGATGTCTGAGGCCAGGAACCATACAAATTCCATCGCTCGTTGACCGCGCCTTCACCAGTGACCATAGCTAATCGAGCGTCAATCTTATAAAGCGATGGCAAATGCACCTGAACAGCATTAATATTGGTAATGCTATTAATCCAATACCACATAGCCTTGCTGACATCGGGCGGCTGCTCAATATCATACCACGTAAGCGTAATGGCATCCCATGACTGCTTACCGGCAAAATACACTTGCTCCTGATTGTGATGCATCACAGTCTCTTCAAGCGTAAATGAAGGCCTGGCAGCTGATTTCAATACAACCTGAATGCTCTTATCCCATGCAGACACACCACGTAAAGACACAACATTACCAGGAGACAGACCAATAGTTTCAAAATACCACCTATGTGTACGCCGTGGCTCAACCTTATTCGTCATAGTCGATTCGCCACTAGCATAATTAGCATCATTGATGCCATTGATTGAAAAGCCTGGCATAGATTGCTCCTTTAAAGCTTACAACTACTCTATATTTGCTGGGATTTTCCAAGCCTCAAAGTATTTGCACAAACAGCCATGTACCTAACGCTCAAAGACCACACAGACCGCATCCACGCCCTCATCCAGCAAAAACCGGCTAAAATATATATAGCCACATATGGAGTATACGCCGGAATACTCCCGGACGGACGCTACACAAACGAATGGGGCCAAAAATATACCAACGATATAGGTAAGATATTAGAAGCCATACCGAAAACCACAGAAGTCCAAATTCTGGTCGGAATCAATGACTATGCGTCATGCAATAAAAGAAACTGCCAATCATGCGAGATCAACTATACAAAACAACTAATCCGATTGATAAACCACGCCGAAAAATGGCCAAACTATCAATGGAAATATACCGCAAACATGCACCTCAAATGCTTCATAGCGCTATATGGCCCAGGCGAAGCCCTAGGGATAACTGGAGGCCGTAACTTCACAAACTCTACCTGGGAAGACGTGACGCTCGACATCCAAAAGCAAGAAATAGCCCAGATAATGCAATTATATGTTAAAATATGGCAAAAAGCGTTGCCAATAAACGACAAAAACATAGCCAACACATTAAAAAATCAAGGAATAAATCCTAAAACACTAGAAACCATAAGCAACTTAAACACCTAACAAGTACATAATTATATGAAAATACTAATAACAGGCGGTTGTGGCTTCATAGGCTCAAACCTAATAAAATTTATAATTAGAAATCGACCACAACATAAGATAATCAACCTGGATGCCCTAACATATTCCGGGAACGCCGAAAACCTAGCCAACCTAGTCAAAGTCCCCAAATACAAATTCGTATATGGCAACATCAACGAATATAATCTGGTTAAATCAATAGTCGGAGAATGTGACGCCATCATACATCTGGCCGCCGAAAGTCACGTCGACAGATCCATAGTAGACTCTAGACCATTCGTCGAAACCAACGTGCTCGGCACACAATGCCTGCTCGACGCTTGGAGATCCGTAAAAGACAATTCTTGCAGATTCGTATACGTAAGCAGTGATGAAGTCTATGGCTCTCTTGACCTAGATAATTCATTCGTCAAATTCAACGAGCAAACTCCGCTTAACCCCCGCAACCCATATGCTGTCACCAAAGCTGCCGGAGATATGCTCGCCAGGGCGTACCACAACACATATGGAATGAACATCTGCGTAACCAGATGCGCAAACAACTTCGGGCCATATCAATTCCCCGAGAAAGCAATACCATTATTCGTAACCAACCTAATTGAAGGCAAAAAGATACCGCTATATGGCGATGGCAAAAACGTGAGAGATTGGATATATGTTGATGACCACGCCGAAGCCATTTTGGCAGTAATGGAGCACGGCAAAGCCGGTGAAACATACAACATTGGTGGAAATAATGAACGCTCAAACTTACAACTCGTTCACGAAATCCTAAACATCATGGGCAAAGATGAAAGCATGGTTCAAATGGTGCCCGATAGGCCAGGACATGACCTGAGATACGCCTCGGACATCAGTAAAATCGAACGCGAACTCAAATGGAGCCCAACTAGATCCCAATGGCCAAATGCACTCGCACGAACTATCAAATGGTATGTCGACAACCAACCATGGTGGCAGCGCATAAAGAGCGGCGAATACCGCGACTACAAACCTCAAGGTTAACATGAAAATAGAAGCGGTACATTGGGATGGTGACGAGTATGTAATTACATTCGATGGAAATATAGTTGGCCCAACCCTATCAAAACATGACGCCGAAATAATCGTAGGCTGGATAACATATCCAGACTCCATAAAAAGTATACAAAAATTGATATCACAAGCTGGCGAGCTAGACAATCAATAGTTTATGGCTTCAA